TTGTCGTTCGTGGTGCAAATGAAGATAGAGAAATAGAACAAGAAGAAGAAAAATTTCAAGATAAAAAAGAAGATTATAAAGTTAAACTAGGCTCGGACTATGACAAAAGCGAAGGCAGTAGTGTCAAAGCTAGTGAAGTATTTGGTGACAAGTTTAACGGTAGTTTATTAAAAGAACTTAAAAAGATCAGTGATAGCAAAAAGAAGGAAGTCAAAACTCCTAAGATTGTTAAAGATCCAGACGTTCCTGCAAGCACACCAGAGATTGGTGATAGCGCAACAACTAACAAGAAAAGCCCAGTGGCAAATCGCGGCACAGTGATTACTAAGAAATAAGGAAACATATTATGAACAGTTTACAAGATTTAATTAAAAGACTAAGCAACATTGGTCAAGTCACTGAAGCAGAAGAAAAATGTTCAGAGTGCGGTAAAGTTCACGAAGGTGATTGCGATAGCAAAGATTCAACTAAAGAAATTCTTTTGGACAAGGACAAAGTTGACGAATCTAAAAAGAAAAAGCCAGATGAAGATGGCGACGGTATTCCTGATTGGGTCAAAGGCGAAAAAGTTAAAGAAGGTACCTTGAAAGAAAATGCTATAGGTGATCTACCAAAACAAACAAGTCCAGAACAACCTTATGAAGTACCATTTGGTACAAGTACTGATTTAGTATTTGCACGTGGTAAACGAAGTGGTTTACATTATGCTATGATGAATGGCATGCTTAGTGATCCTTGGTATTTTAAATTCAATGGTAAAGTATATTCAATATCAGACAACGGTGATGGTATACCTAAAGAGGTTAATGGAGTAGAAGAAGGACTTGGACATCAAATATTAGGTGGCGTGGCTTTATTGGCAGCGTTATGGGGAGTCAATAACCAAATGGCCAAAAGTGCTTATGATAACAGCCCGCAATTACAGCAGTTAATTAAATTACACCAAGACGCAAAATCTAGTGGAGACATAGTTAAAGCAAAAGAATTACAACAACGTATTGAAAATCAAAAAGCAAGATTAGATGCTGATCGTGGAGAAGTTGTTGGCGCTGATGGAAATCCTATTAAAGTTCGTGAAACAGCATTAAATCTTTTACGTAGATATGCTGGCATTCAAGAAGCAAAGATCGAAGAAGACGAAGTTGAAGAAGGCAATGAATTTGTATATAAAGTCCAACAATTAAAAGCACAAGGTGCTAAATCAGGCACAAAATTTAAAACCAGTGACGGTCAAGAACATATTTTAGAATGCGGTGACATGTCAATGGATCCTGAAATGAGTCCAATGTCTCATGTCAGCGATATGGCTAGTCCTATTCAAGTTATTGGTAATCCTGAAGCTGAAGTAGAACCAGAAGGTCCACACATGGAAGTTCCTATGGCAGAACCAGAAGAACCAAAGGCAAAATACACATTAAACATCAGTAACGGTGATAACAATTTAAGTATGACAACTGACATGCCTGATGAAATTATTCACATCATGAAGTTAGCTGGTGTTAACAAAGGTGCCGAAGTAACTAAGAAGGCTGCTCCAGAAGGTGAACAAGAAGTAGAAGAGTCTGGTTATGAAAATACTCCAGATAATACTCAAGCTCGTGATCCACAGGCGTTTGGTGATATCCGTGACTGGGGCAAAAAAGGCACAGGTGCAGGCAAGCCAAACTACCCTGGTACAAAAGCTAGTGGCGATAATCCAATGAGCGAACAACGTATGTTCGAGGATTACAAAAACTTTAAAGCAGGCAAATGAGCGGGCAAGCGGTTTTAGTAAAACAGCCATACAAAAAAGAAAATTATACAGAGAATCAGATAGCGGAGATTGTAAAATCCGCTACTGATCCTATATACTTCATCGGCGAGTATATGTGGATTCAACACCCGACTAAAGGTCGTGTCAAGTTTGAACTCTACGACTATCAAATAGATTTAATCAACGCTTATCAAAATCACAAGTATAGTATCAACATGCTTGGGCGACAAATGGGCAAGTCAACCTGTGCCGCAGGTTACTTGTTATGGTTTGCTATGTTTGTTCCAGATTCGACAATTCTTATTGCCGCACACAAATATACAGGCAGTCAGGAGATCATGCAACGTGTACGTTTTATGTATGAAAGTCTGCCTGAATGGATTAAAGCAGGTGCAGTAAGTTATAACAAGGGTAGTATCGACTTTGACAACGGTAGTCGTATTGTCAGTGCCACAACAACAGAAAACACCGGTCGTGGTATGAGTATTACACTGGTATACTTAGACGAGTTTGCATTCGTGCCGCCACGTATCGCCAAAGAGTTTTGGACTTCGTTGAGTCCAACGCTGTCAACAGGTGGTAAGTGTATTATTACTTCGACACCCAACCAAGACAATGATCAGTTTGCACAGATTTGGAATGATGCTATTAAAAAGTTTGACGAGTTTGGCAATGAACGCGAAGTCGGCAAAAATGGATTTAAAAGCATCAAATACATTTGGAGTGATCATCCGGACAGAGATGAATCTTGGGCAGACCATGAACGCAGTAAAATTGGCAGTGAACGTTTCATGCGTGAACACGAATGTTTGTTTATTACAGCAGATGAAACATTGATCAGCGGTTTAGTTTTAACTAATTTACAAGGGGAAGATCCCTATGAACGAGTGGGTCAACTGAGAGTTTATACACCCATAGACAAAAATAAGATTTATGTAGCAGCCTGGGATCCTAGTTTAGGCACAGGCGGAGATGCCGCTGCCATTGAAATTTTTAGTCTGCCTGACTTAGTACAGGTGGCAGAATGGCAGCATAACAAAACAGACATCCGCGGACAGCTTAGAAACTTTGTTACTATCCTAGATTGGCTACGTGAAAAAGGTGCAAGCAATGACAACATATATTGGAGTGTAGAAAATAATACATTAGGTGAAGCCGCGCTAGTTGCTATACAAGAATATGGAGAAGAACGTATAGCTGGACACTTTATCAGTGAAACCGGTGCTAAACGTCGTGGATTTAATACTACAAATAAGAGTAAGTTAGCCGCTTGTACTAAACTCAAATATTATATTGAAAGTAATAAGATGCACCCCAAGAGCAAGAGTTTAGTGCAAGAGTTAAAAACATTTGTTGCCAAAGGTGCCAGCTTTGCAGCCAAAGAAGGCGAAACAGATGACTTGGTAATGGGTACAATACTAGCAGTTCGATTAATTGAATATGTTATGAAATATGATGAAGCAACATATAACACATTAGTTGAGCGAACAAGCGGTGATTATTTACAGCCCATGCCAATTGGAATAATTTAATTAAAATAGGTAAATAAGTATATGGCTATAAATTACAACGTTGTTGCTGATAGAATATTCGACCAACTCAAAGGCTTTGGTCACGACATTATTGTCTACGATAAAGATGGACGTCAAACTGCTAACAGCAATAAAGGACGTAATTTTTATAGCAAAGATCAAAAGTTTACAATAGTATTAGATGAAAAGCACAATCTTATTCAAATTAAATACGGCGAAACCACTGACAGAGAAAAATTAAAAAAATTAGAACAAACCATACGTCACGGTATTGCTAAGAAATTTATTATAAACGTAGACCTTATACCTTACACAGGTAAAGACATAGAATTAAAGGATGTAGAGAACATGGCAAAAGTCCAAGAAAGTTTAAGCCCGACAATAGGCTCAACTAAAACTAGTTACCAACAAACTGAAGGTGCTAAATTAATCATTAGACATAACACTGCTGTCAACGAAGAAATCCGTGGCAGTCGCAGTCGCAACATCAGTGCATTGTTTATTGAAAACGCACAGGGTGAACGATTCAAATATCCTCACAACCATTTAACTGGTGCTCGCATTATGACTCAGCACGTTGCTGAAGGCGGTACGCCCTACGATGAAATTGGACAAAAAATTATTGGACTAAGCGAAGAACGTAATCAACTTTCACAGGTATCTAAGTACATCAAAAGTCAAGGCCTGCAAGAACAAGCCGGCGATGTACAATTTGCAGTAGCTCAACGTTTAAGCGAAATTAAAGGCTTATTGGGTAGATATAACCCTGCTAAATTTATGGAAGATAAATCCGAGGCCGACGAAACAAATCTGGAAGCACTACAAGAAAAACTAACTAAAAACGTATTCGACGAAAGCATTGGCACACTATTACCAAAACTAAATGGCTATGTAAAACAATATCAACAACAAATGGAAGCAAAACAAGAATTTGAAACTCTAAAACAACAAGTAGAAGAATCAACATCAATACAAGTTAGTGCTATTCCAGATTTAGAATTTATGAGTATGATGGTCTACGAAAGCCCCACTGTCAATACTACACAATTAATCAATACAATTTTACCAGTGTTAGAAGACGACCAAGTTAAAACAAGTTTGTCTAAGATAGCTGAATATGTACGTGAAGGCAAATTAGATGCCATGGAAGTTGAAAACTTGACTCGTAGCATTATTGGTAAGAGTCAAGTCAAAGAATCCGAATATAAATTGATACACAAATTAAGCGCAGTGGATCAAGTATTTGAATCGGTTATGGCCAAGTTCGAACTCAAAGAAATTTTAAAATAATTTATTAATGAGCAATGGTTTTTTAAAATTCTATCATCCAGTTCTATTTCAAGAATTACCAGAATACTTTCCCACAGATTCGAAATTACTAAGTTATCCAGGAATTCTTGAAAAATATTCACTGGTAGATAGCTTCAATCGTAATATACAAGACTATTGGAAAACTAAAACTATTCGATATAATTTAAACGAAAACTATTTCAGAACTAGTCATAATTTTGAAACATTAAAAGACAATGAATTTATATTGGCCGCAGGATGCAGTATAACAATGGGTATTGGTATAGACGAAGAAAGTCGTTGGACAAATCAGTTAGAAAAAAAATTAAACATTCCCGTTGTAAACTTGGGTGTGGGTGGCAGTGATGTAAATACAGTAATTAGAAATGTATCCACTTATATTGCAAATTATAATAAGCCAAAAGCAATTATAATACAAATTCCTGAAATGACTCGTTTTAGTTACTTGGCATCAAAAGGCTTACTAGAATGTAGAACTTATTTTTTTGTAAATGATGTTATCAAAGATAGTGCAAGTAAAATAGAAAAACAAGGTGCAGATTATCATTTCAATCAAGAAGTAGCAATACTTCAATTGATAACACTACAGACAGTTATGTCAGCATTTCGTATTCCTGTGATATATTTTTCAATATATCCATTGGACTTGAAATTCTATGACAATGTAGATAATGATAGTCGTCTTGACTACGATCCATACATTGATGCTGACGGCGCTGGTGCTATTTCTCACTTATTTCCCAATGATGTTATATACTATTTTCATAAAAAAGCCAATGACACAGATTTCAAAAAATATCAAGGTATCTTAATGGAATATGGCAGGGATCACAGTCACCCTGGAGATTTACAAAATATGGTTTGGGCAAACAAATTAGAAAAAATTTTAGAATCTAAATTTAGAAATAAAGACTAAATAAATTCAACAGCAATTCATCCAAAAGGTAAAATTACTGTTGACATAGTAGACAATAGTCTGCTATACTACGTTCACTAGATGAGAGTATCTAGTGTTCCAGGCAACAAACTTTTTTTAAACCCTGGCATTTTATAAAGGAAAAACATTATGGCAACATCATTAGCAGAAATTCGTGCTCGTCTATTAGAGCAAGACAATCGTTTAAGCGGCAACAAAACACAAGGCAGCGGCGACAATGGAATCTTTCCGTTCTGGAATATTCCCGAAAACTCAACCACAGTACTGCGCTTTCTCCCAGATGGAGATGAAACAAATACTTTCCCATGGCGTGAACGCCAAATGATCCGTTTAGAATTCGCAGGAGTTCTAGGTGGCGACGAAAGCAAACGTGTAACTGTAACAGTTCCATGCATGGAAATGTGGAAAGAAACTTGCCCAATTCATGCAGAGATTCGTCCTTGGTTCAAAGATAAATCTTTGGAAGACTTGGGTCGCAAGTACTGGAAGAAAAAATCTTATATCTTTCAGGGCTTTGTAGTAGATACAAAACTACAAGAAGATACACAACCGGAAAATCCAATCCGTCGTTTGATCATCAATCCAAGTATCTTTAACATTGTTAAAGGCGCATTGATGGATCCTGAAATGGACAATCTGTTTACAGACTTTGAAAACGGCACAGACTTCCGTTTGACAAAGACAACTAAAGGTCAATACGCAGACTACAGCACAAGTAGTTTTGCTCGCAAAGAGCGTGGTCTAAATGAAGTTGAGCTTCAAGCCATTGCTGACAAAGGCTTGTTTAACTTAAATGACTTCATGCCTAAGAAGCCAACTAAAGAAGAAGTTGATGTCATTTATGACATGTTCAAAGCCAGTGTTGATGGTGAGTTGTATGATCCCAAGCGGTGGGGTCAATACTTCAAACCTGCAGGTGTAAACCTTGGAAACTTAGGCGTGGCCGCAGATGTTGATGCCGCAGAGTCTAGTTTCAAAGCACCAGCTCCAACAGCTCGTCCTGCTACTGTAGCGGCGCCGAAGCCCACAGTAGTTGATGATGAAGATGACGCACCTTTTGACGTCGCCGAAGAAACAGCCGCACCAGAAGGTAAAAAGAATGTCAATGACATTCTTGCGATGATTCGCAATCGTCAACAAAAGTAAAAACAAGGGCCACGGCCCTTGTTTAGTCAATGCTTAAAAAGCGTTTATTAACTAATAAAGATATGACATTACCAGACGAAAGATATCGAGCTGTAGCATCTGCCAGAGAATTGCTGATTGAAATAGCAAATTCCAGCGGCAGATGGAAACGTGTACCAAAAGAACTTCGTGTATATTGTATGCATGCCTTGCGTCATTATCCTACTCAGTATGACATGAAGTCAGCGGCAAGACAAGCACCTGATGTGTTCCAAGAACGAATGGAACCATTGACGAGAATGATTATGGTATACGACCAAGAACAAAAGGAAGAACAAAATGACAAAACCATTTGACGTAAGTAAATTTAGAAAAGAAATCACTAAGAGCATTGAAGGTCTTAGTATTGGATTTAATGATCCAACAGATTGGATTAGCACAGGTAACTATACATTAAACTATTTGATCAGCGGCGACTTTTTCAAAGGTGTGCCCATGGGTAAGGTCACTGTATTTGCCGGAGAGTCTGGTGCAGGAAAATCTTATATCTGCTCAGGAAATTTAATCCGCCATGCACAAGAACAGGGCATTTATGTTGTGCTCATTGACAGCGAAAACGCATTAGATGAAGCATGGCTTCATGCTCTTGGTGTAGACACAGGCGAAGACAAATTACTCAAACTTAATATGGCTATGATCGATGACGTAGCCATGACAATTACAAAGTTTGTCGCAGACTATAAAACCTTGTCAGAGGATGTACGTCCAAAAGTATTGTTTGTCATCGACTCATTGGGTATGTTGCTAACACCCACAGACGTTAATCAGTTCCAAGCAGGCGATATGAAAGGCGACATGGGCCGTAAGCCCAAAGCACTTACATCACTGGTTCGTAATTGTGTTAATATGTTTGGTAATCTAAACATTGGTATGGTATGTACCAATCACAGTTATGCAAGTCAAGACATGTTTGACCCTGATGATAAAATCAGTGGTGGACAAGGCTTCATTTATGCTAGCTCAATTGTTGTTGCCATGCGTAAGTTAAAATTAAAAGAAGATGAAGATGGCAACAAGACAGGTAGCCAAGTAATGGGTATTCGTGCTAGTTGTAAAGTTATGAAAACTCGTTATGCTAAACCTTTTGAAACAGTACATGTCAAGATTCCATATGCATCAGGCATGAGCCCTTACAGCGGCTTGTTTGATTTGTTGGAAGAACGTGGTAGTTTAAAGCGTGAAGGTAACAGTTATCTTTACACTACCAAAGAGGGCGAGATTCTCAAAGCCATGCGTAAAGGATGGAATACCGAAATGTTGGACAAAGCCATGGCAGATATTATGCTTAGAGATTTGACAGCAGGCGTAAATACAGCAGATACAAAACCATTGGAGGATATCGAAGATGTTACATGATGAACAAGTAAATTTGATCGTGGACGTTTGGTCCACTGTTAAAACATACATTGATAAGAAAGAGCGTTATGATGCCGCGTGTGCATTGTTGCGTAGTTTGGAAAATCACTATGAAATGGACAGTGTTGCAGAAGAACTTCTTGGCAATGACGCTACCTTAGACACAGTAATTAAAGATCTATACACTGCCGACGACATCGTTGATGACGATGACAACTACGAAGAAGATAATTACGATTCTGAATACGACGACGAATGAGTTCTTGGTATAGACGTGTAACCGGTAACTTGGCTGAGTTACCGGACTCGATAACTTATTTCGAATCTGAGTTATCTTCTGCTAGGATTGAAACCAGCATCAAAGGCAATTTAGAATCAAACTCTAGGCTCATGCCTGGAGTAGTAGAACATAGGTTCAATCAATTGCAGGAAATCGAAGCTATATTAGAATTTCTAAATATTCAACTTAAGAAAAAACGCAGTGAAATGTTTAAGAAATACACTGAAACTTATAACAGAGCATTAAGTGATAGAAGCGCCGACAAATATGTTGACGGCGATGACGAAGTCATCGAATGGCAAATTCTAGTAAATGAGTTCGCGATGATTCGCAATAAATACTTGGGGCTTATGAAGGCCCTTGATGCCAAACAATTCCAAATTAATAATATTGTTAAATTGAGAGTTGCAGGCATGGAAGATATAACAATGGGGTAAATAATGAAAGAATTATTGCAACAAATGGTTGAAATTATTCATCTTAGTCCTGCTAGACAAGCACAGATCTACTTTAAGGTAGAAGCAGATGTAGCTCGAGGAACATTGTCAGTTAATACAGCAACTGATTATTTTCTTGAAAACAGAAGCGGTCCAAGAGATGATAGTACAAAAATTGCAGAAGCGGCTTTCCACTTAGGACTAGCTACTGGCAGCTTGGAAGAATGGTTACGTGATGAACGCATCAACTATAATTTAGAAGAAACGTTCAAGGGCGGATACCCAAGAGTAAAGGTAACATTACTATGACAACTTTAGCACAACATAAACAATTTAGTCACACAACACGATCATATGACTTGACTCGTCCAGTAGACGAGAATTTAAAAGCAAAAATTAATCGAATAATTGATGCTAATAAAGATAATTTTCAATATATCTTTGTCATAGAGGACAAGGATCTAATTGAAAAGATTTATCAAATCAGCGATGTACCAGACGAATCTAGTATTGGTATTCCATACTTTGCAAGAAAGAACAGCCAATTACTTGCACCGCTGTTGCTATTGTTAGTACCTCATGGCGACGATCAATACAGTAGTTATATGGCAGGCAAGACATATGGCCACATTGGCCTTACAGCGATTAATGCAGGCTATCATACATCATTCTGTATCTGTTATGATCGCGACAAGGCCAAAGAAATTTTTGCAGATAAAATAGCCCCACAACATTGGTTGCCCTTGGGTGCTATTTTTATGAGTGTTGGTTATATCGCACCAGGGACTATACCTCAAAGAGATCTAAGACAAGATCTTGTCACAGCAAGCGTAGCAAAAGCCAACAGAGATTACATCACTGTATTAGGTTAATTCCTTTAAGTTGATGAAACCCCAGCGGAAGTAAATTCCCTGGGGTTTTTTAATTGACACAAATTGGTTTTGGTAGTATAATACATACATACAGACACAAAAGGAGCTTACTATGTTAGAAGACAGCAAAATTTGGGGTATTAAGCCTTTGCCTTTGCCAGAAGCAGTGGCCCGTATAGAAGCAGGTCGTAAAAACTACAATAGAAATACTGGTGAGCGTTTAGACTTTCGTGGCATTGTTGAAATGATGGAAGAGTGCCATTCTAATTGCGGCACAGATGAGGACGCCGCTTGTCTTAATGCACTGTCAAAAGACTACCAAAAAGCATTGAAGCAGTTCCAAAAAGACTACTTTGCAAGTTTGGCAAAAACAGCAGATCCTAAATTGGTCAAGGCCGTTTTAGAAGACCCGTATGCGTTTGAAGAATAATTGACACAAATTGGTTGTCGTGCTATAATACATTTTTAGTTAACAAAACAGGAGTTTGTAAATGGCTAATGTAACTATTTTTGCTGGCGAGTATCGTGGCACTAAAGTTCGGAATAAAACATTCCGTTTGATATCGGATGTTAAATCCGGCGCTAAAGGTATGTATGTGACAGTACAAGATAATGGTACTCTTGGCTACAAAGACAAGAGCGTTCGTATTAAAATTAAAAGCATGGAGGATATCACAGTGAGTGGTCAAACTATTGCTGACATGTCAGATAGTCAGCGCAAAAAAGCAAACAAAGACGACAATGTCTTTTCTTTGGTAACTACTAAAGAGCCAGAAGTGTACACAGAAACAGATGAGCAGGCCATTGAGCGCATCCGTGAACGCTTTGACATTCTAGAAGAAATGACAGAAGGTACTACAACAGGTGCAGTTCGTGCTATGATTGTCAGTGGCCCTCCAGGCGTAGGTAAATCTTTTGGTGTTGAGAAGAAACTAGAAGAAGCTAGTTTGTTTGACAAGATGGCCAGTCGTAAAAATCGTTTTGAAGTTGTTAAAGGTGCAATGTCTGCTCTAGGACTGTATGCTAAACTTTACAAGTTCTCAGACGAAGGCAATGTACTAGTGTTTGATGACTGTGACAGTATCTTGCTGGACGACTTGTCGTTGAACATTTTGAAAGCGGCTTTGGACAGCTCTAAGAAGCGTACAATTTCTTGGAACACAGACAGTCGCATGTTGCATAGTGAAGGTATTCCAGATCGCTTTGACTTTAAAGGTAGTGTGATTTTTATCACTAACATTAAGTTTGAGCACGTTCGCTCCAAGAAGTTAAAAGACCATTTGGATGCATTGGAAAGCCGTTGCCACTATTTGGACCTGACAATGGACACTCAACGTGACAAGTTCCTGCGTATTAAACAAATTGTGCGTGATGGCATGTTGGACAGTTATGATTTCGAAGATGGCGCCGCACAAGAGATTGTAGACTTTATGTGGGAACAGAAGAATCGTTTGCGTGAACTGAGCTTGCGTACAGTTTTAAAGATTGCAGATCTGCGTAAGATGTCAGAACATAATTGGAAGCGTCTTGCAGAGACAACAATTTTGAAACGTGCAGAAGTGTGCTAAACTAAACAATGCCTAGCTAATTGATGTTAACTATGCATTATGTTATACTAAGTATTTAAATATTAAAAGGAATTCAAATGAAATTTAAACCCACTCTTATTGCATTGGCAATAGCATCAATTGCAACTGCATCTTATGCACAGATAGCCAACGGCGAAGATAGTGCAAAAACTCGTTACTTAACTCCAACAGGAATTACATCTGCGTGGTCTCGTAATATCACTGGTAAAGGCTCTGTAATTGCTATCATTGACAACGGGTTTGAACTTAGTCATGCAGATCTTAAAGGCAATGTTTTAGAAAGTAAAAACTTTTATGCACTTAATGCACCTGTTACTTGGGGACTACATGGAACCCAAATGGCAAGTATTGCCGCTGGCAAGTCTAATAATGTTGGTACAGTAGGTGCCGCTCCAGATGCCAAATTGTTATTGGCACAAGTTGGTCCAGGTGGCTTGTCCCCATCAGTGAGCACAAGTCTTGCATATACTGCCATGGCTTGGGCAGAGTCCAAAGGTGCAGATGTAATTAATTTGAGTTTGGGTTCAACTTATGATTCAAACTTTAAAGCAGGCACTACAATGATTGCCCCGGGCATTTATAAAGCCAATCCATTGTACACTAATTATAATTCAAAAACTGGTGAAATTACTTCTTTGGCTAGTTTGTATGGTTCATCTTATTCTACTCTTTTGCCCTTTGCAACATCAACTAAAAAAGCAGTTATTGTTGCCAGTGCAGGTAACTCTGCAACAGGTTACGCACAATTTCCAAGCGCCTTTGCCACACAAACAGATGCCAATGGTAACTTGCTCATGGGTGGTCGTGTGTTAATTGTCGGCAATGTTGCCGCAGATGGCAAAGGCGGCTGGATTATGAATGAGACTAGCAATCTAGCAGGTAGCCTTTGCACAACTATTGTTAACAATGTTTGCCAAGACAAATATTATGTAAAAGATTTTTATGTAGTGGCTCCGGGCAGTGCTATTTTAGGCGCAGTTCCAGATCAAGCTCGAAGTGCCAGCGGTATTGCTCAAGGTGTTACAAATGGAGCAGGTAGTGTGAGTGGCACTAGTCCAGCGGCAGCTTTGGTAAGTGGTGGCGTCGCTTTGCTTAAACAATCATGGCCGCAACTCAGTGCCGCACAGATTGTTCACTTAGTTAAAACCACTGCAACTGATATGACATACAATCCAGTTACTAAAAAGAATGATTTGATTGGAGTTGATCATGTTTATGGTTGGGGCATGGTTAATTTTGATCAAGCTACTCAACCACAAGGTTTGTTAAAGATTGCTAGTTTTAAAGGATATACTACTGGTATTCCATTGACAGCTTCAGGTGTTACTTCAAGTGGTAGTGCTAGCATTAGTTCTAGTAGTGTGCTAAAAAATGTCCAAGGCTTGGATAGTTATAATCGCAACTATACACTGGACATGACTCGTGCAGTTATTGCTAATCCAGTGGCCGCATATCGTAGTTCTAGTTCTTACTTGGCAATGAGTACTGTGGGTTACAATGAAATGTCTACACCAGTGACTGAAAACTACAGCGTTAAGATGATGCAAAGCCAAACTGGTATTGCCAGTGAAGTTTCTTACAATGAACAAGGTGCCAGTTATAGTGTGCAGTTTGGTAGCATGACAGAGAAGTCGGGCTTCCTTGGTAACTATGGCAGTGGTGCAATGGCATTTGGTGACAGCAGTACAAGTTATTTGCAACTAGGTACAGAACACAAGTTTGGTAGTGTAGCAGTATTTGGTAGTTATGGCTTTGGTACTACTCGTGCAGGAAGTGTGCAAGACAGTATGATCCAACTCGCTAATCATATTAGTAGCAATACATGGAAACTTGGTGTTGCTAAAAATAATGTATTCCAAAACAAAGACGCTGTGAGCCTAAGTATTGTTAGTCCAGTAAGTGTGCGTAATGGTAGTGCTACTGTAACCGGTGTGACTGGCTATGAGTTCACAGACAACGGTGATGGTGCAGATGCCAGAGCTATTGTTAACACAGAAACAATTAGTCTGCGAGCACAAGTTAAGCCCATGGACTTGGTATTGGGTTATACAGTAATTGGCAAAGGCTATGACCGTGTAAACGTAAATGTAGCACGTCAGTTTAACCTAGGTGGTGTTGCTGGCAATACAGTTAACAGCATTGGAGTAATGGCTGTAAAATCTTTTTAATAAAGAATTTTGGTAAGATTGATGTAGACACCGGGTAAAAAGAGTGTTATAATAGTTCAACAGTTAGAGAGCATTTCGCTGAGTAACTGTATTTTAAATAACCTACTAGGTTAGAGAAAAAGGAAAATTAAAATGGCAACATTTACGAAAACAAATGGTACGACGCAACCAGTATTTGCGTCAGACGTAGCAAACGGTTCCATCTCTGGAACAGCCAACGCTGCCGCGCAGGGTTCTGTGCAAG